GTGTAGCTGATAGTTTCGTCAATAGCTTCAACTGGATAAATGATGGTGTCTGTGAAACCAGCCAATTGAGTATTTCCTTCTTGACCAAATGCACGATCCTGGAATTGGATCTTGTAAGCACGTCCAGTACCAGTTGATTCTACAGGAGAAGTCAATGTAGTTTCAGTGTAAGTTCCATCAGGCCATGTAATTGTAGTTCCAGAAACATCAACACGGTATTGGAAAACATCATCATACACTACTGCTTCTGAGTGATCAAGACCCATTACAATGATAGAATCTACGTTAGATGATCCAGCAGCAGAAGTAGAAACGTTTACAATCTTAGAAGATCCTGTAAGTGAAGCTTTACCAATCCAGCCTTTAAGTGTCTGAATCATTTCTTTAGTCAACGTCATTGACATAGTAGAAGTACCATCAGTCATTACATTTATGCTAGAACCTGCTGACAATCCACCAATAGCCGTGCCTGAACCAGTACCTGCTGTATCAATACCAAAAGCAACTACGTGACGACGGTTACCCATGTATTTGTGAGGAGGAATCAAGTTGTTTGCCTTTGAGTAGACATTCAATTTAGTAATCAAGTTACTCAATACTGTAGCTTGGGTAGGAGCAGTAATACCAGAAGTGTACTGGCTAGAAAGCTGTTCTACGTTACCACCAAAGGTTTTGTCCTTACGAACAGAACGCAATTTGATGTTCAAAGCGTACTTTGTGTCAGAAGTTGGAGCTGACAAACCAGAGTACAGCAAGCTACCATAAGTACCAATTACAGGCAATTTAGTAGTTACTTGCAAAATTGAATTTGCAGGAATTACAGGGCTTTTAAAGCACTCAGGAGTTTCAAGTCCAGTCCAACCAATAACACTTGACATGTTAGCAGATTTAGAACTACCTTGAAAAATTTGAATTTTAAGAACACCATTAGATACTAAATCGTCAGTACCATCAATGTAAGTTCCAAGTTCAGGACGAATAACACCCAATTGACCGCTAGTCAAGTTCATTGCATTACTTGTACCATAAGCAGCGCCAGATGTACGCATTGATTGGTTTCCAGTGGCCACCAGGAAATATTCCTGAGTTGGCTTACTTGTTTTACGCATTTTTCTTTAATTAAATTGGTTTTTAATTAGCCGTTAAACGACTGTTGATATCTTCTGTTGTTGTACCTGTAGATCATTGATATTACTGTAACGTCTGTGTACTTCTTGTACTGCAATAGACACTAAAATGTCAATGTACTCTTCAGGTAAATCACAATCAGTTTTAGTTTTTAATGGTGCATTTGGTATATTCTTGTTCTCTATACTTGGGTATGTTCCTAAACATATTTCATTTGGTTTTTTAATGTACGTCAAATAAACTTTAATTGGAACAAATGCACCATCGGAATAAAGGTATAATTTCTTGTCTCTAATTGTACCTATACATCTTCTCCACTTCAAACTACTTTTACGATGATTGTTTTGTCTAGCTGAAAATAGATCTTGATGTTGCTCTAAATCTACGTTAATTATAAACTCACAATCATTTACTGTAAGATATGCAGCTTGAAATGACTTAAACGGAAAAGCTGTCTGCTCAAGATTAGCAGAGTAAACACCTCCGTTAAGGCTTAAATTAAGTTCTGGTTGCTCTGGATAAGATTTAACTAAAGTATGTAGCATATCAATTCTCTGCTGAGTAACTTCAAATCCTACATTCCAATTGTTCTTATTAGAACCATTATAGAACAACTCCACATATTCAAACACAGCTGCATTCAATATCTCATCTAGCTCCACATCAGTAAAACTTTTACGATAGGAGTTTCCTAATCTATTGTACGCAACCTTGAATTTATAATGAAGTTGTTCTACCTTAATCATTGTATTTATTTTTTCTTAGTTGAAGCTACAACTTGTGCTTCTTTAACTTTTACTCCGTATCCTCGCAACTCTTGAATTAACTTGTAATAAGCGTTGTCTGGATTAGCATCTTTAGCGTCAAAAGTTTCATACTCACGTAAGAATAAATTTTCAACTGAAGTTTGCTTCACTCCAAGATCGTAATAATTGTCAATCCCTCTTTGAGATTTCCAAATGTACTTACCACCATCCAACAAGATTACGTAGTTTTTAACTGCTTGCTCTACTAAATACTTAATGTAAACTCTGTCTGGTTCTTTAGTAAGTAAATTATAAACAGTGTTGAACTTCTCAATTCGTTCTCCTTGGTTACCAAATGCATTCTTTCTTTCTTCAAATAAGAAATCTTGAAGTGCTGATTTAGTTACAGCTTGAGATGCGTCATTGTAAAGCAACTTCAGTATAGTAGATACTTGCTGTTGAGTAAACTCATTGTAATTCTTAAGCAAATCACCCAAGTTAGCAAGAGCATCTACAAGCAAATCTCTCTTTTCAACTTTCTGCTTAATTGCTTCTTCTTCTTCACCAATGTAAAATTCGTGAATATCTGAATTGGCAACATTCGCACTAGCTGCAACACGAGGGTGATTCTTACAAAGTGCAATAGACATTCTGCCTCTATGAGATTGATTGTCGAATACATTTGTACCTTCCGTATCAAGATAACAAATAAACTTTTCAAGTTCAGTTTGATCCCTAGCTACAGACTGAGCAAGCACAATGTCATTCATTGCTCGTGCCATTACAGGAGTTGCTGCAAGAGAAGTATAAGTACCTTGAGCTACGTTGTCTTTGATTTCATTTACAGTTTGTAAATTAATCTCTTGTTGGTTTTTAATTGTTTCCCAAATACTCAACCATTGTGGAGAAGGGCAATCTAAACCATAAAAAGGATTTGTAATCATTTCGTCAAAACCAGTAGCAAGTTTATTCTCGGTACGGTGAAACTTCATGCTAATTACAACTCCTTTAGATTTCGTTCTACCAGCAGGAATACTAGTTCCTTCATTGGTTACAAAATCATAATTATTTCTGCCTTGTGCAGATACCCGTTGAACAGGTAATACATAAATTTTTTGTACGCTCATCACACGTCTTTAATTGATTTTAAAATGAAGGGGCGTATTTCATCCCCTTTTGACCTTATGTGTATTCAATATTACGCATACTCGATCCTGCCCACGCAACTTGTATCCCATATAGCCAATGAACCAGACAATTCACGGTGGATTTCCAGATTCTTACCATTCTTGAAAATGTTAGAACCATCTTTCACAATACCGTCTTTGAAGTTAATAGCATTAGATACAGAGTAGTAGTAGTCAGCCATATCTTCCATTACCATAGTGATGTTCTCACCAGTAGCATTTTCAGCAGCATTTTCAGTTTTACCAAACTCAAGGATGTCAATGTTGAAGCTTTCTCTTGGCAAGTAAGATCCGGGCATCTTTTCTTTAAACAGGTTATCATCATCCTTACAAGGATCGTACATAATCTTTACATTGATCCCCATTGGCAACTTAATGCTTGTGAACTGGAAACCAAATTCTTTTTCTTGTTCGTGTACACCTGTAGGATTAGGGTTGTTACGTACAGCAAAACCTGGCTCAAGTGTCTGGAATACAGAAGCATTCTGAGCGATCAAGTTAGACAAGTAGCTGATTGCACCTGATCCACCTACCAACATGGCATCACGATTCAAGAAACCACGACGACGGAAAAATACTTGGTGAAGGAAGTCATACAATTCAGTCATGGTAAAGTTACCATTGTGAATCATCAAATGCCCATCACGAACCATTTGTCTCCAGCCTGGAGCAGTTTTCTTAACACGACCATTGTCAGTGTCATTGTCAATCTGCAAACGACCAAACTCCATCGTCGTTTCACGATCCTTCTCGGTACGTTCCAACAGACGTTGTTCAGCTTTAGTGATAAATACACCTTTCTCAATTACATCATTGGTATGAGGATTCTTGAGGCTTGCTTGGTAAATGTAACCACGGCTAAATGCGTCACGGTATTGCTTACCATCAGAGTCAGTGTAAGTCATACTTGAACCATTACCACGAGCAGCAGCAATTTCACGCTTGATGAACTTGTCAGTGAAAGATACTTTATTAGAGTATTGACCTACAACACCGCGCAACTTAGAGAAGCTTGCATAGTGGTCACCAGCACCTTTAAAGTTTTCTTCGTTTGATACTCTTGTACCAGCACGTACTGCCAATTGACCAGCAGCCAAATAAGAAGCTGGAATCCATGCGTTAGGGTTACCATCTTGCAATTGACAAGTGTACTTCCATGAATGTGAAGTAAGAGGTTCAGCTTGATTGCTCAGGATTTCAACCAAAGGAGCATCATCAGCAGCACCCAACTTGATGGTCATAGGAGATTTCAACCAAGGACGGTCGATAGCTACATCAAAAGTTGTGTTACCTTTACCTACCTGAGCAGATGTAGATACCAACAATTCAGTAAAGCGGAAATCAATTTCAGCATCACCCATTACAGACCAAGTGTAATCGTTTTGGCCAGCAGGAAGAGTGTAATAATTTCCTTTGGCTAGTGTAAGCCAAGTCCAACGCTTGTTTGTCAAACCCAACATTGAAGTAGAGCTAAACAAACGAGCCGTCATAACGCCAAAATCATAAGGGCGTTCATCACGAAACATAGCAGCGTGTGAGATAGAGTCAAAAAAGTCTCCACCAAAAGCTTTATATTCCGTTACTTGTAAAGCGGTTTTACGTTCCATTTAATTATTAATTTGATTAAAGTACATTCTAAATTAAAGTACTAATTCGTACTCATTATCTTTTGATTGTTTGTAGACTTGTGCATTTGAATTATTGCCCCAGTAACTTTTTACTCGATTGGCAATTTTCTTGCTAGTTGGGCTAAAAGCAGCTTTCTGATAAGTCTCAAGATTAAAGCCTTTAGAAGGTTCATAATGCTTAATAAAAGCTACCAAATCAGCTAAATCTTTAGGACTTTGAAAAACAGTTTCTAGTTTATTCTTAAATGTACCAGTGCTAAACTCTTGTTGAATGGCCGTTTTAAGATCGTTTGACCAAGGAAGTTCATTGAGCGTTTGTTGAAACTTATTCACAAAGTCTTGAGCTTCTCTCATTTCTTGCTCTTGAGATTGTCTAACTTGCTGAACCTTTTCATCCAATTTAGTCCTGCCAAGTTGAATGTCTTTCTTCTTAGTACGTTCAGCAGTTTTAGCAAGTTTATCCTTGTATTTCAGTTCCTCAATTTCCTCGTCAATCTCATCTTGATCTAGTCCGTCCTTAGCCATAGACTCGCGCAAGTAAGCTTCAGCAACATCTTCGTCATTAAAGTCTTGAGCTTGAGGTTTAATAATACTTAGGGCTTCTACCAATTCATCTTCTGTAAAGTTTTGACCTTTAAGTTGAACTAGCTCAAGAAGAGGTTTTGCAAAATCAGGTACATTGTTTAAGAAACTGTTTTTGGAAGCTTCTGCTTGCTTAGCAAACAAACCTTGTAGTCCTTCTTCAGTTCCATCAAATTCTTGAGTATCCACAGTAAAAAAGTTACTGTCCTTGTAATACTCAAAGGCTGCAACCACATTAGGATCACCACCTTCAGGAAGATCACTATATTCTACTTCTTCCTGGTCTACTTCTTCAAAGTCATCAAATTCTGGTAAAAAATCCATTTGTCAAGTTTTAAACTTCACTACTGCAAAGTTGTTGTGTTTGTAAATCAATTGTATAACTTATATTTAAAGAGAAGTTTTATGACTTCTTAGTTTTAGCCATTCCTACCTTCTCTTTAATGTCTAACTCTCTGTCTTTTTGCTGACTAGCTTTCACCTTGAGCATAGTTTCAATAGGATCTTCTATGCCATCTTTATCTGTATTTTTATCCTCATTAAACTTGTAAATATCAAGAGCTTTAATTTGAGCATCCAAATCCTTAGTCAACTGAATTTCTTCTAACTTAAACTGGTGATCTTGTTGCTTTCCTTGTTGTCTCATTTGTTCAACTTGCATAGCGGATTGAGATTGCATTTCTTGCATCTTTTCAGCCATCTTTTGTTGTTCTTTAGCAGCAAGTCTAATCTTCTTGTGAATCTTTTCAGGTGATTCTCCACGTGAGATAGCCATCACAAGATCAGATATAATTTCAGCTCCTTCTCCTCTATTCTGACTTAGTGCCTGAAGTGCATAACTAGCAACGTTACGTCTGTATGCTTCATTATAAGTAGTGTCTTGTAAGAATATACCTAGACCTTCATTATCTAACCATTCAGGTTTTACTGTAAGAAGTTTTCTTGTACCATCAGGAAGTACATAATTAAGGTACGTTTCTGATCTTTCTGAGTTCTCTTCAAAGTACGTCTTGTAGTAATTAGTAAACTGAATAAGGTATTCATTAAGGACACTTTTCATCAAGTCATTGAGTATGTGATAGTACAACTCTAACATTGTATAACTTGACGTAATTGCTTGTTGATTGTCTGTTACGTTAGAAGAAGCTGAGTATTGACCTACTGCTTGAGGAGGAATTAACATGTCAAGTCCAATTTGCTTGTCAATTAATTCAAGAATATTCTGAATACCAAGGATCTCATTCATACTACCTGCAACTTCTGCTTTCACAGGAGTAGTTTTTTGATGATCTGGAATGCCATTCATTGTAGCAGTTGATTCATAATACGAATCTCCAGTTGTACGTCTGAGGTGTTTCCATACTGCCAGTTTATCTGCATTTTCAAATAATGGATTACCATCTGAATCTACACCTAAATCAGGAATTTTAGAAACATCAATATTCTTAATGTAGCCTTCATACTTACTCAATTCACGTAATTCAAGATCTTTGAGTAGTACATATTCCATCATACCTGAAATGCCACGTTCTACAATACTAATAGGTTCTGCATTGAGTCCTGAATAAATTCTACCTTTAAGGGAAAGCTCGAAGTCATAAGGATTATCAATATTAAGTGGTTGGTTTGGAACTTCTCCACAGTCTACATAAATATCTGTTTGGTATCTGGTAGCTCTATACCTCCTAGGAATCATTAAAGATTCAGCATAGTTTTTTCTACCAAAATCATCAACCCACTCATACCTACTTGAATCTTTTCCCCACTTATTTGTGTAGAAAACTTTAGCAGCGTCTCTTGGAATAGGATAACTACTGTCTACAATATCACATACTTCATTTCCAAAATCATCAATTGAACTCAAATAAATAACTTCCTTAAAAGCTTTAAACTCAATAGTTGTTTTCCAAATAAGTCTGTTGGCATTTAATCTGTGGTTGTTTAATTGACCTGTACTTTGACCTATAAATCTGTTGTCAAAATCTCTTCTTGCGTACATCTCTTCTGCATGAAGATAATTGAATTGATTTTGAGCTTTACCTGAAGTTACATCCCAAGCTTCATTAGGAGTTACGTTTGTACTAGAACTAAAGTTACCAAGTCGTTTCAATGTTTCTTCTGGAATCTTATCGTACAACTCCTCCAATGCCTGAGCCACCGTAATAGGGCTTCGATACCACCAATAATCACCTTTTTCTACCTTAGTCACATCAGGAGATTTGTGAAAACCAAGGTGAAGATTATTAAATACTTGAGGTTCTGGAATACCATTTCGTTCTACAATTCCAATAAAAGACATGTCTGTACAAAGTCCATGTTGAAACACCAAACGTTTCAATTCTTTAATTTCAAACTTAGCCTTAAAGTAATCAATCACAGAAGAATAAAACATTTCCATTTCAGACTTAAAATTTTGTACATCAATTTCTTCAGGTTTTACTCGTTGATCTTCAGGAACTCCTTCTGCCATTTGATTAGCCGCAGCATCAATAGCTTCACTAAGAATCTGAGTTAATTCCTCATCTTTAATTTTATTGTCCTGATCTCCCAACAAGAGTATATCAAAGTTATCACCTCTCTTTAGCAATTCTCCTACCAAGAACATGTAATACTTATAAATAGGATTGAATACAGCTAACTCACGATCTTCAGGAAAAGGTAATCTAAAAAGTTCGTTTTCAGGGTTACATAAATCTTTAAGATGTTTCTTAAGATAAGTAAGATCATTATTCACAATTGCATAAATCATTCTATATTTCTCAAAACTATCATTGTAAGTAGAATGATAGGGAATAATAGAGTTCATGACTTTTTCAAACCACTTTTTGTCTTTGTTGCGTTCGATTAAAAGCATTTTTTAAGTTTTTAGTTAATCCGTCAAATATATTTGAACCCTGCTTGTTATTTGAATAATGCTCTAACTCATTTACAGCTAAGGGTAATCCTTGTAATGCAGACACCCCGTCAAAGTTTCCATCCATTGTAAATTGTCTCATTTGTTTAATTGTATAGAGACAAGGTATTGTTTCAATTAATAACTTTCCATTTATTTCAGTAAGCAATAAATCTCGTAACCCATCTAATAATGTAACTTTTGCAATTCTGTTACTTACCATATAACCTGTCTGAGTAGCACTTCTTGAATAAATAAACTGACCTTGTTCAAACTGAGGTCTTATACAAAGAAGACTAGCTTTCTTTTTCTTAATCATGTGACCTCTAAACCTATCTCCTCGGTTTGCTTCATACCACACTCCTCGTACAGGATTACCATAAAACTGAATCAACTTTTCAAATACATCATTGTATCCATCTACACCATTTGGATGTCTACTTATCCATGTTGCTGCAATTTGATACGAAGGTAAACCAAAGCTTTCATACTTAGGATTCACAATAACGTAAGAAGCTCCAAGTGATCCTCCTTTATCTAGCTCATCTGAAACATAAGGGTCGTGTAAAATAATTACAGCATCATTAGGGATAACACCATTTATCTTTAATTTGTCAGGATGAATGTAAATCATTGTTTCCCCGTGAGTAGGGTCAGCAGGACTAAGTGGCCAATTGTAAATAGGCTTAGCTTCTGATAAAGGTTTGATTCTGTAATTAACTCCTGATTGTGTAGATGAGTCCCAATACAGTTCAATAGCCTGACCAATGGTCTCATATAGATTATTACTAAGAAGTTCCTTTTCTCTTTCTTCTGCTTCTTTTTCAGGTAAATACCCAGAAGATCCACCCAGCCACATGTCATCAATTTGCATAGGGTAGTTCATCCTATGACTAATCAATACTTGAGGATCAGAAGCTAGTTTAGCTTGTTCACGTTCATTGTGATAAAACTCGTATGCTTTTTCAAGATTTGTATTTCCATCTTTATCTTTAAATCTTTTATCTACAAGTGGAGCAGGAAGGAAAAAGGCATGCCCATTAAAATCTAAAAGGTTGTAATCTTTTGGGTGAGTAAAAAGATGTTTAGCGTACTGAATCAAATCAATGTTACCAGAAGTACCTATACCTATTTGTGAACCAAACTGTACACCATCTGTAACTACAACTGCATTGTTTGATCCCCATGCTTCTTTAATCAGTTTCATCAAACCAATTTCTTCGTATACAACAGCTACACGACGACCCCCAGCAGCAGATTCTGCACCTTCTTTCTTATTGTCTGAATAAACAGTATGAAACAGCTTATCAAAATTACCAACCTTTTTCCAAGTATTACCTTTCTTTACATCTCTATACTGAGTCCAAGGATTTTTATTATTATTAGTTGCAAGTGATCCTTGCATGTGAAGATAAAAAGGGCAAGGCTCGTAATCTTCATCTTCAGGTTTTCCATATACTCCAAACTTAGGTAATTCTGAAAGCATCCTGATAGACGTTTCTACCTTACTTAAAAATTCAGAACTCTTAGACGATACACCTGCACCTACTTCTACTTCTGCTTTACCAATTTTAGCATCTGCGTATCTGGCACCATGAAATACAAGTTCATAAATAATAACCATACACGCAATAGAGAAGCTTTTTCCTCCACCACGTGAGCCAAGTATAATGTGATTTTTATTTGCGTTTTGATAAAGAGGTCTACCTAAAGGTTGATCATGTAACTTAAACAAATACTCTCTGGGTGTAATAAACTTTTTTAAATCTCCGTGCTTGTTAACAAGAGGAATCTTTTCATCTATTTTCAGATCATTAAACCTGTAAATGTCATAATTACATGTATACTCATCGTCATCTTCAAAGCCAGAAAAGCCCATAGCTTCCATGATGTAATACGCAGAATGCCATTCTAAATCACGAATGTCAGGAGAAATATCATGTCTTACCTTATTAACTGTATCTACAATAGTACAGTATTTTCCATAAAACCCAAGTCTACCAGGAACATGTCTCCATTGACCAAACTGTTCAAACCAAATACCTTCGATACACCGCTTACGCATTTCATTCCAAGACTCTCTATATCTTGGATCTTTAGGGTGATACTTAGGAGGTTCAAACTCAGCTAGTATTGCAGACAGTTTTTCTACTTTAATCCATTCTACATCTTGCGGATAACGTCCCAAGATTGACGTAGCGCCAATTGTACTTTCTCCCATGTGTTTAACTCTAGTGTAGAGCTTGATAGTTTCATTGATGAAGGTGGTGTAGTAGGTAATAGACTTTTAAAAGCCAACCAAGCATGATCTAATGTAACTCCATTAATAACTTGTGGAAGAAACATCTTAGGACAATCTTTACCTGTCAAATCAAAATGCCTTACAACTTGATCTTTAGTAAGATTGTATTTCATCATTAATTGAGAAGTCAATAGAATAGTAGAATCAATTACTGTTTGTGCATCTGAATCTACATTTACACACATCTCAATCCCAATAAAATAATCATTTGGGCTTCCTCCTTTTGGTACATACTTAGCTCTAACAGGTAAATTACTTGTTCTAATCTTATCCCCTACATGCCATGCTACTTCATCATCAGGAATTAATTGTACAGTTTGAATAGAATCTACAAAGTAATGTGCAGAAGCTCCTCTGTAGGTATTACCAAAGTACTTAAAATGAGCTTGAGCATTTGCACCTTTAGCTACATTTGCAGTCCAGTGAATTACAATCCCACGCAATTCTTTTAATTTACGTTTAGGTCGATTGTTATCAATAAGTTGTACAGATACCATATTCTTTATTTTGTATTCCAGAAATCACCTTTTTCAGTCTGGCTTAGTTTTACTCCACCTTTACCTTTCATGCTCTGTTTTTCAGCAATAAACTTTTCTTTAAGTTTCTCATATTGCTCATAAACTTTAGGAGCATCTTTTTGTAACTGATTAATTTGAGTAGCTGTACCTTTTACAGGTTTACCATTCTCATCAGTACTATCTAGTGTAAGCTCTGTATCTCTAATTAATCTTGATCTTTTAACAAGTACTTCTGTCTCTTCTTTAAGTGCACGTTGTACAGCAGTAAGACACTCAAAAGGAAAAACATTGTAACATTGCTCAAATACAGTATCTAAATAATCAGGTTTAATTAGATTCTCTTCAAGTATTTTACGTCTTTCTTCTTCAGAAATTCTAAAAAAAACATTTACCTCTTCATCTGGATACTGCATCAGAACTATAAACCACATTAGCTTTGACGAGTCTTTACCCTTCAGCTTATTAAAAGGAGGGTACAATTTGAATAGTGGATTTATATCCCAAAAGTCTAAGAGGTGGTTTACATTTTCTGAGTTTATGTTTATCATTTTTAAATTCTAGTTTTTACTTCAACAGTTTGCATTCCAGAAGCAGTCTTAATAATTAAATCAGTACTATAAGTCTTTGGTTTTACTTCTGTTTTAATTTCAAGAGTGTAATTATCAAGCTTGGTAACTTCACCTTCAAGAATTTTAAAGTCAAGTATTCTACTTTCACAATCATACTCGGAACTAACTGTAGATCCTACATCACCATAAGGCATTAAAATCATTTTATTCTATATTTACTGCAAGGCTTTCTAACCTTTACCATGTTTTCAAAATTACATCCACATTCTACGCACTTATTCTTTTCCATACATTCAGGACATGTTCTAATCCTGTCAAATATTTCTTGTAATGAAGCAAGAGAAGTATCCTTTGACAGATACCCCCCTAACCACTTAAGCCAGTAACCTACAGTCTTAACCATTGTTCTCAACTTCAAAGTTAATTTTCAACTTCAGTACATCTTTAACCAAAGTCTGAATAGTAGAACCAATCAAACCTTGAGGCAGTGTGATGACAAAATCTTTACCTTCGCACTCTTTAAGTGTTTCAGCAATATTGTCATGTAGGATTTGAACCAATTGAAGAACACTTGTGTAACTAACCTTAACTTTCTCGCCTTCAAATACGGCAGTAGTAGAAAGGTCAGTCAACATTTCTCCAAGATTCATGGTGTAACAACCAGCATCTTTTAAAGTCTCGTTCATTGCGTTTTAATTTTTGCAAGAATTAAATTATGTCCAATCAATAAATATCCAAAATGTCTGTTTGTAAGATCTGTAGGAGGCTCTTGTGACAACCAAGAACTTTCTGTGAAACCAAATTCAAGAACAGGTTCATGATCTACAGAAGGTTTAACAGCCACAATACAATGCTTATCTACTTCTACAACATCTCCAGGTTTTAACCATGCTTCATACTCAGGAACAGCAACTACAACTCCTCTTCTCTGATAAGGCCAAGGAGTATTCATTGTCTTTCTAATACCTATTCCATTCTGAGTCATTTCTTTCATTGGAATACTAGGTTCAAGAATAAGTCCTGACTCTGTCTTTTCTGCTTCAACGTGAAACATTCTCACAATAATATTACGAAAAGGAGACAAATTAGTATACAATTCATCCAAGTCTTTCAACTTAGCATTGTACTCTTTAATGTCATTTTCCTTACGTTCCCAATAGGATTTTTCACCTACCTCTAACTTATTCATTTGATTGTACTGCTCTGGAGTCATTCTATCACCTTCAGTTTGAAAGAAAAAAGAAGGTTTAGCATCTGGATCTGGAAAGTTATTTTGAGCAAAATCAGTCATTGTCTGCTTTCCACCACTTTTGGTAAAGTTCATATAAGAAATTGTTGTTTGTTGATGAATTTTTGGCGTTCTTAAGTTCTGTAATTGCTTTCTTGTAACTAAAGTCAAACACTCCAAAATAATGCATTACTATCCTATTCTTGTTTATCGGATTGACTACAAAAGATCTTAACGCCTTAAATAGTAACTTTTCAAATTCTTCAACCTTCGCTTTCGAGGTCTGTAATTGTTCTGCTGTTTGACTTATTATTTCTTTTTGCTGTATCACTGTATTTCATTATAAAACACATATTAATCTCTTCACCTCTCAAAAACTTCTCTTTAATCTTAAGAAGTCTAGGATTAGGTCTAGTATTAACACGCTTTTTAGGATCTTTAACATTGACTAACAACTCAAGATCAGTAAGAGGTTTACGAAAGCTAGATACTTCTGGACGTTGAATCTTAAAATTCTGCTCCAAGTGCTTAAACCAAGGATTAGTAATCCAACATACATTAGGATCAGGTTGTTTAAGAATCCAAGCCATAAATGCAATTTGCTTAGGACTCATACCGTACCTACCTTTTGCATTAAGTACATTAAAAAATTGAATCCAAAACCCCTCTTCATCTAGTTCGTAAGCTTCAGTCGTAGCATTATTATTTAGTACATTAAGAATCATTTGCTTTCGTATTGAAATTTAGTTTCCATTAAATTTTGACAGATCATTTGAAAGTAAGGATACATAAGTACAATCATTTGACTATAAGTTTCTTGTTGATCTTCCTTAGTTTTTTTACCTAGCTCACGTAAAGATTTAATCTTCTCGATAAATGGTTGATTGTACTCATTGATAGCTTCTTGAAAAGCAGGAGCAATTTGTTCAATAAATTTTACCATCTCAAACAAGATTTCTATCTCTCCGTTAATTACAGCAGAAATTAATTGTCTTGGTTGTTTTTCAGCTACAAAATTGTAATCCTCAGTACTACCTAAAGTCTTAGCCAATTCTAGTGTCCAT